TGCGCTCTATCACCATACCCTGTGCTAGCGTGTGGAAAAAGAGCTTTTGTTGCCCCTCTCTCAGTATCATATACATGATGTTCACCAGTATATTTAGAACCACCTTCAGTACGGCTTTTAAGCCAAATCATACCCCCTTCACCATCAAGGTCTATACCATTGGTAATCGTCTGAGCAGCACCAGTACCCTTATACAAATAAGTGCTAAACACATCCTCAACGGTAACAGCACCATCAACAGGGTTAGTGCCAAGTAACTTCTTTTCAATAGTCATTAAGCCATACCTATGCCAGAAGCGACTCCATACCAGATGGTTCCACCGTCAATCGTTACGAAGGTTAATACATCCACACCAGAAGCAGTCAGAGTAGGTGCAGTAGCTGCAGGCCAATCAACTGATGTAGGCCACGTTACTGTTGCACTACCACCATTAGTTAGGATTAGCGTGAATGAACCTGCTGAACCGCTTGCAGGGGGGTTAGAGAAGGTTAGTGTAGCTGCGCCTGAGATAGTCTTTGTCTGTACGTTGCCTAAAGAAAGGTCTACGTCATTAGCAGCCATAGCTACTTTGGTCTCTGCGTAGTCTTTAAGCACCGGGCCTTGTATGATGTTATCTGCTGCAATGATAGTACCTGATAGAGTACCGCCAGCTTTAGGTAATGCTGCGCCTGCTGTAGTCGTAGTAGACGTTAGGATTGCATCACGGGTAGCAATATCTACACCATCAAACGTAGAGTTTGTAGTGATAGCCCCTGTCATCGCTCCACCTGTCTTAGGTAGTGCAGCATCTGCTGTAGTTGTAGTAGAGGCTACTGCGTATAGTGCATCACCCTCTGCTTTGGTATAAGCACTATCAATAGGTTCAAATCGTGCATCTGAAGCTGTTTGTGTATATACGTTAGCTACGTTGAAAGCACCATAGGCCACTATGTCAACAATATCACCAACAGTAGCACCTGTGGTTAAGACAACCGCAGTACCTGAAGAACCGTTATAGTCTACAGTAAGTACGAGTTTAATACCGTTAAGATAAACGTCCACATAACCTGCATCATATATTACTGCAAAAGAAGTCTGACTTGCAGTAGCTGTGTATACTACACGAGTAGCTGTACCATTAACTGCTGAACCTGCATCAGCCCACGAAGAGCCATTGTAGACTCGCATTGAAGCTGCTGTAGTGTTGAAATGTAATGCACCTGTAACAAGAGCATCACCATCATTATCCACTGTAGGGTTGGAACTTTTTGCACCGAGATAGCGATCATCAAATGAATCATATGAGGCCGCTGCCGCTGTAGCGGAGTTAGCTGCGTTAGTAGCAGATGTTGCCACTCCACTTGCACTGTTGGCTGCTGCGGTAGCACTGCTGGCAGCTTGACCTGCGCTAGTAGCGGCATCTGTAGTTGAACCAAACAATACATCTGTGTAGTTCTTAGTGGAAGCATCTTGTGCTGCAGTAGGATCAGATACACCTGTAATCTTGTTAGCACCCATAGCCAGAACACCACTCATGGTGTCACCAGCCTTAGTTACTTTCAAAGCATCACCAGAATCTACATAAGCTTTTGTGGAAGCGTCTGTGCCTGCCGTAGGGGTGCCTAGGCCAGTGATCTTGCTTGTACTCATAGCTAGGGTACCCGTAAGAGTACCACCTGCTAGAGGGAGCTTTAGAGCGTCTGCTGTATCTACATATGCTTTAGTAGTTGCATCCGTTGAGGATACTGGAGTACCTAACCCTGTAATAAGGTTAGTGCTCATTGCAATAGCACCAGTCATAGTGCCACCAGCTTTAGGTAGCTTAGTAGCAATACTGTTTGTTATAGTTGTAGAGAAGTTAGCATCATCATTAATAGCAGCGGCTAATTCATTCAAGGTATCCAAAGCACCCGGAGCAGCAGCAATTACAGCAGTCACTTCCTGATCTACATAACCTTTGGTAGCAGCATCTGTAGTAGCTGTTGGTGTACCCAAGCCTGTGATCTTGTTAGTGCTCATCTCTACTGCGCCAGACAGAGTACCACCTGTCAAGTTAAGCTTTAGAGCATCTGCAGCATCCACATAAGTCTTTGTGGTAGCATCTGTACCAGCAGTAGGAGCCGATAGGCCCGTTACTGTAGCAGCAGTACCAGCGTTCAAGTCTAGTGAACCGTTGATGGTCACATTGTTAAATGAACTTGTACCTGAACCTGCAGTTACATTACCTGTTAAGTCGCCTGTAACATTACCTGTAACATTACCCGCAAGGTTACCTGTTACATTACCTGTTACTGCACCAGCAAGTGGGCCAACTAGGTTAGTAGCTGTTACTGTTGTACCTGTGATAGTACTAGGTGAAGCTGCACCAATCTGAGTAGCGTCAATGTTACCTGCGTTAATATCCACACTAGCAAGAGTAGATAAGCCAGTAACAGTTAAGAAGCCATCAATGGTTGCATTCTCATGTACTGCAATGTTATCAATGTAACCAATACCATCAATGTATAAGTCTTTGAACTCAGCACCAATGGAGCCTAGGTCAATATCATTATTAGTGACAGCTACAATTGCCCCATCTTGAATGCGTAGTTGCTCTACCGCAGTAGCACCTACTTCAGAGAAGAAGCTGATACGGTTGTTGTTAGTGTCAACAACTACTTTGTTTAAGGCATCAACGTCTGCAATGAGAGGTACGTAAGCACCTTCAGTGGAAGAACCATCATGCTTATGTCCAGTTGCGAATGCGAAAGTATCCCGTAAGGCATTGTACTCTGCGTTAACGGGTGCCGCTTTGATTACTGCGTTTGCAATTATGTCTGCAATTGATTGTCTGCTATAGCCAGCCATTTATCTTAGATCTCCAGTGCCATAAGTTAACACTATGCCCTGTATACTGTGACTAGCATCAGTGCTATTAGTTACGTATTTAAAGGATACAGACTTACCAGAACCTGATATATTAGTTGTCTGTATCGGGGATGGGTTACCACTGTAGATGGCAGTACCGTTGTAAGTAGCTTCATTGAAGTACGCAGCGGCACCTTCGTTAGTCATCATGTAGTTAGTAGGGTTTGACACATTTATATCTTCGTAGTCATATACCACAGCTAAGATAATAGAGTTGTCACCCTCTGACCTAAGGTATGTATTAACCTTGTAGAAGATCTTACGCTGCTCAGGGTTTTCCATATATAAGTATGGAGTTTGGTACACGCTAAAGATGTCTATACCATCAAAGGAATTACCAATCTCTTGTCTATGTACCTTACCATCTGAGGTGCCATGTATTACGTATTCTTGTTGTCCAAGGTAGCCACTTGCAGCACAGGTAGCTTCTAAGCCTAGTAGTTGACCAAACTCAAATGCGAATCCTTCAGGCTGCTTACGGATACCTCCGATCACTCCTTGTGATTCAGCAGCAGAGAAGAAGATACGGAACTGAGACTTCTGACGAATAACTACGGAGGATAAACCATTCAAGTCTATGCTCAATACAATATCATTAAATAAGGATTGAATATCCTTTGATACAGTCTCTAGCTCAACGTCACCAATTCTACTTGTACCAGAGATAGGACGCATACCATCTTGGCTAAGGAACAATAAGTCCCCTCCAATCTCAATGATACTATCCGTAGCAAGACAACCTAAGTCATGAGTAACACCTGTCAATACAAAGTCTGAAGTGTTATTGCCTTTCAAAGACTTAATATTGTTTGTGCCGAATATGTATAGCACATCACGGAAAGGCTTAATTGCTACAATGTCAAAGCCTACATTGATTACACCAGCACCATTACCAGTAGCAAAGTCTGTCTCTGCTAGTGGAGCACTGAAGAATAGTTTAGTAGGATGTACAGGATCGCCTGCAAGGAACATATGGTTAGCATAATCCACAGCATACTTCGGATCCGTCGGAGCATTCGCGTGAGTAATAGGAGTATACGTAGTACCATCATAAGTAGCTGCAGGATTAACACCATCTGTAAGTATAGTCTTCTTGGCTGTATAGTTAAAGTTACTAAAGCGTACCTTGCCAACACCTGTCATAGTAGGTGAGCCAGATGTAGTAGCGGCTACCCATGCAGAAGTTGAAGTGTTCCAATAGTGAAGATAGTTAAATCCAGAACTTGGTGCTCTACAGGCTAGGATGCCATTGTTAATACCGTTGACTACATTAACACCTAGCGTAGCTCCTGTACCCGGAAGTGTACCGTATGAGTTGTCAAAGCCACTAATACGTCTGTAACCACCTGTTATGGATGGCTCATAGTTAACTAGTGCAATAGCACTTCCCGGAGATTGCTCCCCTTGTGCAAGAACGTCACGACTTGTATCTAAGCCGCCCCTGCAGAATACTTTGTTTACATGTAGTTGATCAGCCATGTGACTATGCTATCCCTGCAGAAGTAAGCTGACGAGTCCTAACAATGTAAGTTGATCTCATTTGGAACGTATCATCCATTAGGACATTACGCATAGCCTTAACACCATCTTCAAAAGCTTCTTGGTGCATTGCAGCACTCTGTGCATTTGAACGGAACTGCATCATATACATCATAGCACCATCAATAACTGTATGGCTAAAGCGTTCAGGTATGACACTTACATCTGTGTACAGAGTAAGGCTAGTAGGAACAGTCCAATAGGTGAACTCTACTTCATAAGCTGCATCAGGAACTGGTGTTACACCGAAGGATGAACCATACGTTTGAAATACTTGAGTTGGAACACCTAACCCCGTGGCTGGTGCAACATCATCAGAAGATCTATGTGTTTGAGTGTACTCTTCAAAGGACATAGGCTTTAGCACTGTAGGTGTATTACCCTTAGCTGCTAGTTGTTTAATATAATAGGTATCCCAGTCAGAGCTTGAATAGTCTGAGGGGAAAGAATATGTGGTTACGCCTTGTGTTAGCGTTTGGGTAGTCGTTGTTTTAATGAAAGGCCACTCTTGACCATCTTGTAGTATGCGCCTGATACTACTGTTGATAGCATCTTTAGCAAGAGCTTGGACATTTCTAAGAGTATCAAAACCGTCACCAGCAGCATCAACCTGTACTTCATTGAGCCTCCGAAGAACTTCATTTACAAGTGAGACATATGTTGCCATGATAATTACTCTTTACATAATAAAAGAAAGGGGGCAGATTGCCCACCCCCTCAGTGACAACGCTTAGGCTACGTTGTATTTAGCAGTAACTATTGCTTCAGGACGTAGGATCTTGCGACCATAAAGGTGCATACCACGTACAATATCAGCAAAGCTATCTGGATCACGGTAAGTCTCAGTCTTGTTGATCTGCTGAGCAGTAGCAACACTAGAGTCATGACCTGCAACAATAACACCGTAGTTAGTGTTTTGGTTAGCAGTGCCAGCAGTAGCTGAACCAGTACCTACAGAAGGTAAGTTGTTAGAAACATATACACGGAAACCATGCAAGTTGTCCAACATCAAACCATTACGTAGACCACCAGACTGTCCCCAGTCCATATTCAATAGACGAGAATCTTCGTCAGCTAGGATTTCTTGGAATACAGAATCCACAACCAACCAACGACCTTGCTTATCAACATTGTTCTGATCCATCAAACGAGCCATACGAGCTACCATTTGCAACG